CCCTAAAATACACTTAGATCTATATGGTTGGTTTCCCAATAAGAAAGAGACTTTAGTTGAGTTTTAAAGATTTTATTATTTTTTTGGTCCAGTACATGGGTTGGTAGGTTGATATTAACAAGTGAAATTAGGTAAGTATCGTGCATGCATTCCAGGGAGTTCTATTGAACCAACTGAGTTAGGAATCATTTCGCTTCTTTCTATATAGCCTTTTTCTATTTTCATGTTATAAGTGTTAAATTGTCTTGGTGTTCTGAGTTTGCCTTTGAATATGAGAACTCCGCTCCACCACATAGTAGCATAAGTGACTATTCTTTTTGTTTGTGCTCCAGTCATAGTGACTTCGTCTGTGTAGTTAGGTGCAAGTTTTATAAGTAATTGACCGGGTGCGTTTCCTTCACACATAAAAGTGGATTGTGCGCTTAGGTTTGGTTTGTGTTCAGTGTCTGGAACTTTAGTCCAGATTTCTCCCCATGGGTAAATAGGTCCTACTGAATCTACTGCTGTGAATGGTGAGTAAGTGTTAGTAGTGAATTGTTGAGTGATATAGCCTCTGTTATCGTGTCCAGGATCTAATTGACCATTTGGAGGTCTGTTTTCTATGCTTGCAGTAATCATTGCTCTAGGACCCCAGTCAGTTTGGCCAGTTTCTCTGACATCTGGCATCCATACTGATTGAGTTTGTCCTGGATCACTGTTTCCATGACCATAGTCAAATACTATTTTTCTACTAGCTCCTTCGTTGTAGTTACCATCGTATGGAGCATCTGGTCTAACATATGGTAGCATACTGAATGATGTTCCTGGATTTATTACAGGTCCTCCAGAAGAGTAGTGAACATACCATTCTGGAAAACTCATTCCTATGTGGAAGTCTCTGACTTTTGTAGCATCTGCTATTGGACTGTTTCTATTTCCCCATTGCCAACCAGTAACTCCTTGAGAAAGAATTGTACCAAGTCCACCAACTGTGTTAGGTGGTTCAGTTGGGTGAGGATTTCCAATATGTCTAGAAGATTGCCAGTGATAACATAGTTTAGTTGGTCTACAGTTAAATTTATATTTTCCACTATACCAACTATCTCCAGTTCTTAGTAAGTCAATAGGTACATGATTTTCTACAGTAATAAATTGTACATTATCATAGTCTACACCTTGTCTAGTACGTACCCATCCCCCTGAAGTTTGAGGTCCTCTTGGTGGACTTATTACCATTGTGTTATAGTAATTAACATAGTACCTGAATGGTTTGGGTACGCTGGGTCTCCATGGAAAAAAGCCAAGGCTTTCACAGTAACCGTTGTCAGATGTCCAAGGTAGCATGTTGCTTTTGTCTAGTGCTAGTTGGACTAGAGCAGTTAGGTCGTTGTTGTATAGTTGGATTTGTTCTTGTCCTGTACCTTGTGTGGTTACTGTTTTGACAACAATATTGTCTATTTGTTGTTCTAAAGTTTCAATGGAGAGTTCAGTACAGATGGTAGACATATGTTGGAAGTCTGCAGGAGACATCCAGCATCCCCATGCGTTTGCATTGACTAGGAACCATGGTGTCATACATTCAGCATGGAATGAGTCGTAGGTTGTTTTTCCTGCGTCCTCGTAGTCGACGGGGAATTGGTCTCCGTTAGTGGTCTGGTAGATTCTGTATTCCTCGGAGTCTGACATTTTAAGGTGAACCAGTCGCGTAGCTCTGCAGATGATAGTGACTTCCCCATTTTCATATACAAATTCCGTACGGTTATCAAAATTACCAGTAGAATGACCAACCCCAGCTCCGCCGCCCCCTCCGCCTCCAGATGGTCCAGCGTTAGCTGCATCTGCATTTGGTTGGTTTGATTCATCTTGGATGTCGTTGCTGGTACCTCCGTCCATCAATCGTTGTTTTCTGGCGCGATTAACAAATATGTAGAATGGTTTACCTTTTGTGACTCCTTGTTTTAGGTTTTTCCAGCTGTAGGAGATTGGTTTGGATGTAGATGGTTTAGGTTTTTTTGCTGGAGGTTCTTCTGGTAGAGTTGGTGCTATCTTTTCCTTGAATCTGAAGAATAAATTTCCAAGCTTTCCTCCGTAGTCTTTTGCTTGGTCAGTTTCTTTTATGAAGGATTTATCTGCTTTGTTGAAGTTGAAATATGGATTGTGTCCTTTTTTTATATAGCTTCCATATGCTAGGTCGTGTCGTCGTGCTGCTTCGTCAGATGGATTAGTAGGTTTTTTGGTGAAATCTGTATTTCCAGGGCCTAGGTAGTTATACCCTGGTAGGGTTAAGCCTGTAAAAAAAAGAAGCACATTATAGCGATTGTCCAAGTAATCATCGTTAATATACAAAGTCCTATTCCAAATAGAATAAGTTGGTTAGTTCGTTGTGAATTAATAAAAGGCCAGTATCCATAAAGTGCATTGCTTAGAAGTAGTATGCAGTTAAATCCAGTTAGTAATGTAATTATAAAAGTCATGAAAAGTATTAGGTTTCGTTCTCTGTATTCCATGGTGAAAGGTTAGTTAGTATGTAGCAGTATTTACTTACCGTTTTTAAAGTCTTTGAGTGTAGGCATTGACGTCTCCCATCAAGTCTTGTGATAGGTCCATGTCCATCAGCTGTTGTTCTTCTTGAAACCACTGCTCTTCTAAGCCAGTGAGGAGGTTTCTGATTTCTGCGTCTTCTCTCTGTGGATCTAAGACCTCAACTAAAGGTTTTTTAGTTTCTGCAGGAGTTTTATTCTCTTCGTCACTGTCATTCTCTAGGTTTTTTTCTTCTGTATTCCAATTTTCTGACCAACTAGGTGGATTTCCCCATTTTTGACAGTAACTTGCTAAGGTTGGTTTGTAGCCTTTTCTTTCTAGTCTTCTGAAGATGCTTGGAATTTCTCCATTATTAAGTAAACCAAAGTCTCCAGGAAGTCTTGTGGTTAAGCGTATTTGTATACATCTGTCCATGATTGGTTGTTTGTGTTCAGGTCTAAGTTCTGACCCTACCACGACCTTAGTAATGTCTTCATTTGTGGTCATAATTACTGGAGTTGGTTCTATGGTTTTGCTGCCTTTGCCTTTTTGGTCTAGTCTGATTGATTGACCACTCATGATTGCTTTGAATTGGTTTACTTGAGTTCCAAAGTTTCCTGCTTCTTCTATCCATATTAGGTTTTTGTTGCTACAATCATTGAATGGAAAGTTTACATTGCTAGCGTTGTAGCAACCTACATTTCCAACTAACTGAGCTATTTTTTGTGCTAGTAAGCTTTTTCCTGTACTTGCTGGACCACAAAGTAGAATTGTGTTTCTTTTTCCCATCTGTTTGTTTAGACAGCACATAATTGCATGAAATACTTTTTTTGGATTCATATTATTATTTTTTAAAATGTTCCATGATTTAGTTTTTTTCATTTTTATTTTTGCATCTGGTTCTTGTTGTATTATTAGTGTATATGCTGTTTCTTCTACTGACATTTTTAATGTAACTATATCTAGTGTTGCTTTTATTATAGTTTCTCCACCTGGATTAGCTATTTGTTGTATGTAGCTATCTGGTTCATGTAGCATCCATTTTTCTTGTGTGTGTAATTTTTTAGCTGTTAGTGTGGTAATTGTTTCTTTTATAGTTATTTCTTTTGCTGTTTCTACTCTTTTTTTCTTTTTGTCCTGTGGTTTAACAGTTTCTATTTCTGTATTTTCTTTTCCTTGGTCTCTGTCTTGCATTATTTTTGCTATGGTTTGTCTAGTTTTCATATCCATGTCATCGAATAAAAATGCTCCATCACTACTGTATAAGTAACCAAAGTCACTTGCTTTTTTGATGATTGGTTTGGTTAGAAAGTAGTTGTAGATGATGCTAGCAAGGTTTACTGGTTTAACATATGCTTTTCGTGTAGTTTGGTGAGTGTATTGTAGTACTTGTACCCATTCATCGCCTTCTACTGTGTGTCTAAATTTTGTTTGGCTGAAGAATGGCGTTGTATGTTCTCTTGGTAAGTCTACTGAAGCACAGAGATATAAGCTCCATTTGTCTAAAAAGAATTTACATATCCATTTTCCACTAGATGTATTAATTTTTTCGCTGTGTAATATCAGGTGAATATGTAGTCCTGTATCTTTTCCAATCTCACTTTGCATAAACCAACTAACATCTTCTGGATTTAATGCTTTTTGTTTAAAGTAATCAAATAATGTCTTTTTAACTAGACTTGTTAGTACCAAAGCATGCAACCAAGGTTCTGTACTCACATCAAATTCTGTATCTGTTTCTGGATCTCTTCTTTGTAGCGCTTCTCTGTCTAGATGATATACATCTGATGTATCTTGTTGCTTGCTTGGTTTTTTGTAGTGTCGCCATGTTACTTGTATTGGTTGTGCTCCTGGTGATGGTAAGAAGAAAGTATCGTGTATTTTGAAGACAAAACTTAGTGCAGTTTTGTCTTTTTGTTGTTCTAACCAAGCAGTAGCGTTTCTGACTTTCTCCGGTAGCGCCATCTTTGAAATGAGTGTGCAGTTTTTACCGGATGTAGTGAATCGGAAATGATGTTGCTTATCAGCTGACAAGCAACTAACCAATCAGACGCACAATTGCTGCGTCATCGCGCTCGCTACGCTCGCTCCTACGGAGCGTGACTACGCAATAGTTTGTCTGATTGGTTAGTTGC